TTAAAGTATAGGTTCTTCTCTGGCTTTAGTCCTTGTGTCATTAATCTCTCATACATAAACATTTCAGACTCTAATGGGCTTCCAGTCATACCCTGTATAGCAAACTGAAACTTGTGTCTCTTTTGTATGTCCTTTAATGCTTCTGATATAAGCTGTAAGTCTCCCCAATGTGAAGCTGCTCCCGAATAACCTATTCTTAAAACTTCGTTATCGGGCAATCTCTCACCTATAAGACTGTAATTTATTGCGTTAGGGCAAATAAACACATTCTTGTTAAACTTCCTAAGTTTCTTAGCTAAGATTTCAGTCGTAGTAGTAATGCCGTCAACCTCTTTCATCATATGTTCATACTGTCTTTGTTTTACTTCTGAAACTCCAGCCGATGGATTGTCAGGATTAACTGTCCATAGGTCGTCATCTACCTCGTACATAACCCTCTTACCTAGTCTCTTGTACTCTCTCATAAGGATTAAGGGGTCTCTAGGGTAGTATCTGCTAAACACTACTGTGTCTGGCCAACTCATCCATTTCTCTGGGACATTAGAGCCTAGCGAAATAAATGAAACATCGTGTCCTCTATTTCTTAATGCTTCGGCAGGTAAGTGATTTCTATAAAACCAGCAACCGCCTCTAAAAGCATAAGGACTATCTAATATATAAAGTATATTCATTTTAATTCTTTAATAAATTTAATAAACTTCTCGAACTCCTCTATCTTCTTCTGCATTTCGACTAATTCTTCTCTCCTAGCTGTATTACCAGCCATAACTTGCTTGATAAGATAGTTTTCCATAATCATAAAGACTGCTAAGTCTTCTCTCTTAGTAGCCAATAGTTTTCTACGAGCCTTATGCTTGTAGAACTTGATGATGATATCATCAAAGTACTTATTTATATTCATATTATTTACAGACGCCGTAGGTAGAAAGCGTCTATTTCTTCCACCTACAAACGATAATTAAATGTTAATTACTATACATCATTCCTCGTAGGTACAACTATGAATCTAGAAGCATTCTTGTTGAACACTTTTTGACCCCAGATTGTAGACGTAACGAAGTTCTTACCCAAGAATCCAGAACGGTCTTTAATAACCATACTAGGAGCCTTTTGTAATACCAAATCGATTGCACCTTGCTTACCAAAGTATAGGTAGTCAGCTGCACCAGTTTCTGTGCTACACGCTGCAGAAACATCTGCGTTAGCAGTAACATTACCAGAAGGTAAGTTATTGGAAACATAAATATGGAACCCCATAAAGTCTCCGACATAACCATTTCTTAAGGTACTGTCTGCTACACTGTAACCTACGTTGGCTGCTTTGTACTCAATTAAGGCAGCAACAGTCGTAGATAGAATAGCAATCCAGTCGCCATTTTCTCTTACGTTGTTGTCTCTTAATTCTTTTCTGGCTCTACTAAACACGTTGATAATGTTTGCTGTGGTAGCACACAAAGCTCTTGTGTCCACACCATTAACATCCATATCAGCAGCGTCTTTAGTTTCACCTTTAACAACCAATGCTAAAGCTGCGGTGTCTATAGCGTCTTTCAATCTGTAACCCATTTCCTCTGCCATTTCCATTCCAACACTAACGTTGGCTTGTAATGCTTCTAAGTCGTCAACATAAATTGCGACAACCTCTTTAGTCTTGATATCAATATATTCAAGAGTAAAGTCAGGGGTTTGAGCCGAGAATCCTGTACCAGGAAGATAAGTTTGAGCAGACAAGTCACCGAAGTAACTTTTGTTAATTCTGTCTCCAACTGTTAATTGCTTCCTCATATCAAGATTACAGACATCCATAGCTACCAATGATTTGTAAAGAGGGACTTGTAGTACTTCACTCCAAATATCTGGAGTTATTGCACTTATTTCACTTCTTGTTGCCATTGTTATTTAATCCCTCCCTAAACGAATTTGCTTATTTTTTCTGCCATCTTTTAGGCTTTCGAATAAGACCTATCTTTTGAAAGTGTTTATCCTTTTCCTCAATAGACATTTCGGAAACTGGTTTTTCTCCTTCAGCAGAGTCTTGTTTAGTCGAGGGCGTTAAGTTTTGTTTGTCTAATTCGACTTTATCACTATGAGCTTTCTTCCAAAGTAGAAAGTCCTCGTCTTTTTTAGCCTCTAATAAAGATACTCCTTTCATCTTAGCTTCAGTTATCAGCCTTGCTTGTTCGTCCTTGTCTAGTCCAGATAAAGCTGTAGTTACTTGTGCTATTCTCTCAATTTCGCCTAACTCTGGAGCTTTGTCCGTTGTTTTGGCTTCAAGTTTAGTTTCAAGTTCCTTTACTTTTTCCTCACTAGCTTTGAACTTACCATACATAGCGTCAGCTTTAGCTTTGAAATCAGGTTTCTTTTCTTCAGCTACTGTCTCTTTGGAGACTTCTTCATTTGTTTCGGAAGTTGTGTCTTCCTTGTTTTCTTCTTCCATTATGTTTTTAAAGTTAATGGTTACTTTTGGAACAGTTTACGGAGATGCTAAGCTCCCAGACCTTTTATTTATATGATTCTTTCGTATTTTTTGGAATGTCCTCCTTTAAGAGGTTTAACTTTCTCATAACATCTTTCATCTTTTTAATAGCATTCTTCCTGCCTAGAGTTTCTTCCCAAGTTTCTACTGTAGTCATATCGTTCATTTCAGCTATCTTTTCCTCTAAAAACTCTTTAAGAGCTTGTCCTTGTGGACTCTTAGCTAGTTTTTCTAATTCTTGTTTACGTTGTTCTTTATTCATAATGTTGTTTCTGTTGGGGCTCTACCAGCCTGTTGTTGTACTGGTGCTGATATTCCTCCACCTGCTCCTCTAGGGGGCTGTTGTAGGTTCTCTAAGCCTCTACTCGCTACTTCTGGTTCAATGTCCATTGGTGATATTCCACCCTGTTCTAGGTATTTGTAGAATATCTTTTTCTTTGCTGGGTCAGTTAAGACTGTAGGGTCGGCTGTGATAGCCTGTAAAGCCTGTAATAAGTTAGCTGACCTTACACTTGTGTCTATTGACTCTCCAGTAATAATGATGTCTATTCCGTACTTAATGTCCTTATAGAAGTCTTTCTTAATCTTGACAAACTTCTCTTTCAAGTTCTTAATGCTTTCTCCTATCAAGACTTTCTTTAATTCTATAAATCCTTTTGGAGGAATAACTCCTCTTTTCTTAACAAACTTGATTATCTGGTTATTCAATTCTCTAATCTGCAATAAATTGTTCAACTTGTCAAGGTCTTCACCAGCTATTCTAAGTATGTGTTCTTCTGTCATATCTTTTTCAAACTGAGGAAGTATAGCCTCGTAAAGAAGTGTCTTAACATCTAGTGCTATATTCTCTCTAATCTGTCCAAAGTATGCTCCTGCCATACCTGCTGCTAGTTTAGCAGAACCTAAAGGTGTTCCTGCTGGTAACCTTGCTCCTGAAACTACATCGTAAGATACTGTTAGTTCGTCTCTATTAGACATCCATCTATTTATCTCTGCTGGGTAAATAGCTACGTTTCTATCACTCATATCAATCTGCGTTACAGGGTCTTCTGTGTTTAAGATTTCACCATTAACAACATCTGTTAACAGATTTCTTTGTACTCCCTCGTCTCTTGTTTGCCATAGTCTTAATGCTGTCCAGTAAGTAGCCTTAACTCTTAGATTTGTAAGCTCATTAACCCTAATCTGTGGGTCAAATAAGATTTCCACTCTACCGACTCCAAGCCATCTGCCTGGTATCTTCTCCCAATGGAACTCCCAGTAAGGATGTCTGTCTACTTTCCTTTCGTCTAAGATAAATGAGGATTGTTGTACTACTTCTTCTGACACATCATCATCTGTTATTCCTGTTTTACCAGCAATCACAACTCTCTTGTAAACATATTCGCCATTATCTTCTACCTCTCCGTATCTCTCGTATACTTGTATATACTTATTCTCGGTGTTACTTCTAGCAGACTTCAAGGTTTCCTCTACGTTGTCCCATCCTTTCTCTTTTCCTATTCTCTTAAATTCAAATGGGGTGTAGTTGTGTCTTTCAATTATAAAATTAGATTGGTCTAGGCTATCTGCATCTTGGTCAATCATAAAGTTCCTAAGGTCAACAAAATAAGGTACTCCTTTTATAACCTTTAAAACTACCGAACCGAAGATTGGTAGTTCAAAGAATATACGATTAAGGACTTTCCCAAACTCCTTGTCTTTCATCCAGTATTTTAAGTCTCTCTGAAAGAACCAAGTCTTTAAAGGATTGCCTCCTGCCGCTGTCTGTATGTTTATGTCTTTAGTATCAAAGTCAACTGCTTTTGTAGAAACATTACAAGGGTTCCTAACTAAGTTTAAAAAGTATTTCTTGTCTCCTTGTGAGTCTATATCGCCAGACTCAAACGCTGATAGGTAGTAATAATAAATCCTCTTGATAGTTTCCCATTGACTAAACCTAAGTTGGTCAATAATTGTGATTTCTTTAGATTTAAAGTCCTCTACCTCTTTTTGGATTGTTGTTAAAATGTCCATAAACTATTTTATAAATACACCTAATTTTTGATATTTCTTTTGTATTTTATACTTACCTCCTATTAAACCACATATTTCATTAAATGTCCACATAGATAAATGTCTCTCGTGTGGATTGCCTAAGAAAGCTTCTTCTCCTGGCATATTTAGTGGCATAGATATTATAACATACTTGTATTTTTTGTCCAACTTCTTGAACACTCTTATAGTATCTTTCTTCTCTAGGTGCTCTAAAATATCACCAGCAATACAGCAATCTGCATCTGGAAACTCCATATTTCTAATATCACCAATTATTACTGTGTCGTATTTCTTCTCTAACTCAAACTCAATAATGTTAGGCATCCAAATCTCTACTGCTGTAAAGAAGATGTCTGGGCGTATATTTTTAAGTAGTTTGTAATAAGTTCCACTACCAGCCCCTAAATCAACAACACTCTTAATATCTGGGTGGTGCTTAATCCAACGTGCTATAAGGACTTTTCCCTCTGGTAAAGAGTATGCCATTAAAAGTATTGAAACTTCTTTTTAGTATGCTTGACCTTTTTAGCTGCGTCCCTAATAGCTGTAATTTTAGGAGATAAGCCCCAGTAGCCTAGTAAGGTACTCATAACGTCATCATCGTGGTAGTTCCTCTGTGCCCCTGCTCCTTTCTGTCTGGCTACATCTGTCCAGATAAACGTCATAAGCTCATCTATTGTGTTCTCATCGTAAATCTTAGGGTAGCCAATTCTTAGTAGCTTTTGGAAGTGAGCTATCAATGCTTGTTTAGATTGGTGGTCTGTCCAGAAACCTAACTTCATTGTTTCTTTCTTCTCCCTATAGTTAAAGTGCTTTCTCTTGTAAACCCTTAAATCCTTTATTCCTTCCACTAGAGCCGCTCCAGCAGCGTTAGACTCAGGTATAATCAATGGTTTGTTGTATTCCTCATAAAGAAACTGCACCTTGTTAATAAGTCCTGGTATTGTGATGAAACCATTATATTTAGCCACCTTTGTTCCATCTGAGGCAATCATAGAGATACTGCTAGGGTCAACTGAACCCTCTGATGGGTCTACACCCATTTGATAAGTCTTCCTTGCATCAAACTTTTCATAGATTTCACATCCTTGTCTTATCGCTAGAGGCTTCTTGTTCATAGATTTCAGCTTCCTAATGTATTCTTGTCCGAAGACCACACTATCTACTAGTATATCTGGAGCCCAAGTCCCCTTAACATACCTCTCTACCCACCTTTCGCTATGGTCTAATAGGTCATCTATGTAGTCCTGCGTCAAGTTTGCCTTGTTGTCAAGGGTAGAACTCTGTAATAGGAAGGTATTTTTCTTTGTATTCTTCTTAAAGTATTTATAAGCCCAGAAGTTAGCTGGGTTACACGTCATATTCCCTTGTCTTATGGGTACATTAGTCCTTCTAAGACGAGTAGTTAGTGCTGTAAAGACCTCTTGGTCTATTTCTTCTAGCTGGTCAATAAAAAAAGCTCCTAAGTTAAGAGATTTAATCTTCTGTTGAGCTTTCTTAATGTTGGACTCAGTTCCAGATTGCATAGCATCTAGCCCCATTAGAATAATCTCAGAGCCGTTAAAGAAAGAGATAATGTTGTCCTTAACCCTGAACTTATAGAGGTTGGATGGCAATAACTCAAACAAATCTGGCAATAAAGCCCTAGTAACGTCAGATAAATACTGTCTTCCAAGTAATATACGATTACCAGGAAAGCATAAAGACATTAAAATCAGTTTCATTAGCAAGGAAAAAGACTTTCCAGAACCAAAACCCCCATAGAATAAGCAATATCTTTCTTGTGCGTCAATAAACTGCTTCTGTTTAGGGGTAAAAGTGTATGTTTTATTGTTAAGTTCTATTCCTTCTATCTTTCCCTTAAGTAATAAATCACCAACTCTCTGCCATTCCTTGACTAACTCTAGATTCTTTTGCATTAGAACTGTGTTTTAGGTACTCCTAGTTCTGATTGAACTACTTTAAAGTTTACTTCCTTAAAAGGAAATATCTTTTTGTTGTCCCAGAAGATAACAGCTAGGTCAGCACCTAGTTTAGATGTAGCTGTCTGTAATAACTGTTGCCAGTTCTTCTCTGTCATTGTTTTCTTTACAGCAAAAGGCATTATGTTTAATGTTTCTTTGTCTAAAAATACGATTTCCATAGTTTTATTTGTTAATTATAATGAACTTAAAAACGCTGCTATAGCACAAACCAAGCCTATAAAGACTATTATCAGCTCAATATCGCCCATAGGTTTTGAATGTCTGCCATCGTAACCCATTATTCTTCTTTTTCTTTACTAATAATAACCTTAACAGTAGCACCCTCTAAATCAGTTTGCTCTGTAGGGTACAAGTTCTTTGCCTTTATATAAATATCAATAGCTCTATTCTTAGCCGATAAGCTATCATCTTGCCTAATGTTCTTGTTAAGCTCTCTAGCTACCTCTGGTTCGTCTGCTAGATACTTCGTTAATGCATTCTCATAGGTCTTAGTAGACTCTATTTGTATGCCGTGATGTATATCAGCATAACCAGCCTCTAACTGAGCATCTGATTTATTCATACCTTGCATTCTATTCTTTAGATATTTAACAGGTTTAGAATTAGGGTCAGCCTTTTTCTTGTAACCTTTAGCCTTTTTAATAGGTTCTACTTCTTTTTTCTCTACTACCTCTATTTTATTCATCTTTTTTACTTATATTATTTACTATTACTTAGTAGTTGTCAACCTTTATTATTCTAGGAAGAACCCTAGAAAGGTCTCTGAGAAGAATCCGTGTGTTGCCTGTATGTGAAACAGGAAATCACCTCTAAGGAAAGAGATTAATGGCTTCATCTGTTTTGGGAATCTATTAAGTATTCCATCTGGGAACTTAGTCTTACAGAAAGGACACTTCTTTGTCTGGTCTACCACTACTAGATTCCTAAGAGCTTTCTCGTATTTATTCATTGTTTACTATTAGGAATCCAATAACCTTCCTTTCTTAGCTTCTCAACACTCCAAGCCTGTAAACGTCTATGTAGCTCTTTATACTCTGGAGAATCAATCCATTCTCCTCCCTTGTAAGACTCAATACCACTATATAACTGTTCAGCATTCATTGTCTTAACATTTGCCGTAGGCAAAGCCGTTTTTTTCTCAGGAGATGTTACGTTGTTTTCAACTTCTGTTACGTTGTTTGTTACGTTGTTTGACTCCTTAGAGACTCTGTGAGCCTTCATCTTACAAGAGTCAGAACAATACTTAGTTCTTTTATTTTGGGCGTCATCTAACACCCCCCCACACATTTCACATACTCTTTTTTTATCCATTTTCTTCTTAATAGTTAACTAGTATTAGCCTTATACTATCATACTATTGAATTATAGTCAATAGACTTTAATATCAGTCTGTGTAGATGGGAGATATACATATTATCTTCTCAAATGTTGACTCTGATACCCTCCCCCCCATTGATTATTTTAATGTATGTGTGTGTGAAGAGTAT